CCGCGTGGCTCCGCGCGCAGATCGACGCCGCCGTGGCCGCAGACCGCGACCTGCCGACCGCTCACCAGCCTTCCCGCCGGCCTTTTCCGTCACGGACGCGGCCGGCAAGCCGATTCCCCACACCGTTGTAACCCTGGAGCACTGACCATGAAGCGAAGCGAAGCTGAGGCCCTCACGAACGTCATCTGCCGCGTAGTGGACTACTACGTGATGGCTCAACGTACCTGGGTGAATCCGGCGCCCAGTTCGGACGAATCCATCGCCAATGCCATGAAAGCCGAGAAGGCGGTGGTGGAGGCCCTGGAGAGGTTCGACGGGATTGCCGAGGGCGGCTGAACGTGGCCTCCGTCCGTCAGGGAACCCTCGCTCGCGCCCGGGAATGGTGGCAGCACCTCCGGCCGTTCGGGAAGCGCCGGTTCTGGAAGGAGGAGCGCCGCGCCCAGGCCGCCGCCATCGACGCAGAGCTGGACTCGGGTTATCCCTCATATTTGTGCGGCTGCGGGTGCGGATGCGCACCCGACCAGTGCCGCCAGCTTACCGACGCCGAGGGCGGAGAATGAGCCTCTCCCTCCGCAAGCACAAGCGCCGCGCCGCCGCCGGCATGGCGCGTCGCATCGCGCGTGTGACGCGCAATTACAGCGGCCCGGCCTGCCACCCGTACACCGTGCGCCTGAAATTCGTTCTCTGGCACACCCTCGGCGGCTGGTGGGCGCACAAGCCGCGCCGCGCCGGATTCCACGAGGATCTAGCGATCATCGACTTCACCCGTTCGGTGCCGCGCGGAAAGGAATACCGAGGGTGAGCAGCAAGCGTGCCATCCGCCGCCGCTCGTGCACGGGCAAGGTGCGGCACACCTCCCAGGCGAACGCCGAAGTCGCTCGCCGCGTCATGGTGCGCGCCGGCCGCGCCGCACCGGGCACCCTGAACGCCTACCGCTGCAGCTTCTGCGGCGGCTACCACGTCGGAACCCGCCCGGGGACGGGCGGCCTGCGCCCAGCATGAAGCGGATCATCGTCAGCTCGAACACTCGGCTCGTGCGGTTCGGGGCCACCCGCTACCCCTTCGAGTCCCTCGGCCCCGGCGAGCCTGTCGGCGCCCTGCCGCTTTATTGGCTGGAGCTGCGGGTTTCTCCGGAGAGGGAGCGAGCGCGCGCCGGGTTGTTCCCCCGGAAGCGGAAGTGATTCACCCCTGTCCTGTGGAGCGCCTGCAGTCGGGCTGGTTCGGCCGACAGGGCTTCACCACCACCTCCCACTCGTGGATTGGTTCGCCGATGGTCTGTGCCCACTGCGGCCAGACTCCGGCCGAGGCGTCCTCAAGTGAGCATGCGCCCACGTACACCCCGAACCCCGACCGCTGGCAGAGCGTGACGCGCCTCCTGTCGAGCGCCGGGTAGACTCCGCACCATGGGCCGGAAAGCGAAGATCACCCCCGAGTATGAGCAGCGCCTGCTAGAACGCCTCCTGGCAGGGGAGAGCATGAGCGCGCTCGCGAAGGAGGCGGGCATCACTCCGCAGGCTCTCCGGAAGCGGATAGGTTCCAGGTCGATTGAAATAAAAACCGTTGCGAATCATATGGTTAGCGCGGAACAGGGCCTGAAGAAACTCGACATAAGTTCCCAAATCACCGCGAGAACTTTGGCGTCGAAACTTATGCGCGTGATGGACAACATGACCACCGGGGCAGAACTGGCTTCCGGCTCCTACGTCCGGCTGATGATGGCCCACAACGCCCAGGCTCAGCTCGTGGATGAATCCGACCCGATGGGCACGAAGCCAGGGAACGAGAAAGCCGGGGCCGCGCTCGTGGCGATGGCCGCGCTCGGCAAGCTGGCGAACCAGGCCGCCGAGGTTCCGATGGCGCTGGTGAATGCCATGAAGGACGGCATCGCGGGCGAAGAGGACGAAGAGGGCGGCGCCGTGATCCGTGTGGTCGGCGGTCTGCCGGACTGAGCATGTGGGGACAGCGCCGGAGCACGCTCCAGACTGAGATCGTCCTGCCGACCTTCCATCCGGGCCAGGTCAAGGTCTACGGTGAGCGCGCGCGCTTCAATGCGGTCTGTTGCGGCCGGCGCTGGGGCAAGACGAAAAAGCTGATCACCCTGGCCGGCGACACCGGCACCAAGGGCCGGAACTGCGGCATCTTCACACCCGAGTCCGCGCAGTGGAAGGAGCCCTACGACGATCTCCGGGAGGCGCTCCTGCCGATCACGCGCCAGGCTGACGCGAACCGGGGAAAGCTGCGCCTCACCACGCGCGGCCCGAGCAAGACCGGCGGGAAGCTGGATTTCTGGCACACCAACGACAACCCGCTGGCGGGCCGGGGTCGGGAGTATCACCGCGTCCTCGGTGACGAAATCGCGTTCGCGAAGAAGGACATGGCGGATATCTGGCGCAAGGCCATCCGCCCGACTCTGCTGACCACTCAGGGCGATGCGTGGTTCTTCTCGACGCCGTTCGGGGATGACCCGGATAACTTCTTCTGGCAGATTTGCAACGACCCGAAGCTGGGATTCAAGTTCCACCATGCGCCCACGTCGGACAGCCCATACTGCCCGCCCGAGGAACTGGAGCTGATCCGCCAGAGCGAACACCCGCTGGTGTTCCAGCAGGAATACCTCGCCAAGTTCGTCTCATGGCGTGACGCCGCATTCTTCCTGTTGCCCTGGTTCCTGGGCGATGACGGCCTGCCCATCGGCATGCCGACGAAGTGCGATGTCGTCTTCGCGGTCATGGATTGCGCCGTGAAGTCCGGCACCACGAACGACGGAACGGGCGTCCTCTACTGCGCGTACACCGAGATCACACGCACCGGCAAGCCGCAGCTCGTGTTCCTGGACTACGAGCTGGAGAGCATCGACGCGGCGAACCTGGAGAACATGGCGCCGCGAGTGCTCGCGCGCGGCGAGGAACTCGCGCGCCTGTGCGGAGCCCGACAGGGCTTCACGGGCGTCATGGTGGAAGATGCGGCCGGCGGAGCGATTCTCCTTCAACAGGCGAGGGCTCAAGGATGGCCGATGTACGCGATCCCGTCCGAGCTGATGGCTAAGGGCAAAGACGAACGAGCCATGAACGCGGGTGCGCCGGCCTATCGCCGGGAAGTCAAGTTCGCCGCTCCGTGCTTTGACAAGGTGATCGAATGGAAGGGCCGGAGCCAGAACCACCTGGTTCACCAGCTCACGAGCTTCCGCATGGCCGACAAAGACGCCTACAAGCGCGCCGACGATCTGCTGGACTGCGCCACCTATGCCATCGTGCTTTCGCTCGTAGAAGCAAGCGCACTCGGATAGCATCACGGCCGAGCAACCTGCGAGAATCCACGCCATGGGCACCATCGACATCAATGCTTCCACCGTCCCGTCCGGCCTGATGGCGCTCCTGAGCGCCGACCAGATCGTTCCGGGCTCGCCGGCCGGCTATGAGCTGTGCAAACAGCTATGGGAGCTGCACCCGCTCGCCGGGAAGATCGTGGAGAAGCCCGTGGGCCTGGCGCTCGGGCAGAAGCGGAAGATCAACATCCCATGCGCCTACGAGGAGCGCATGGTCACGGCGTTCAACGACCAGTGGAAGAAGCTCCAGGCGACGCGCTATATCCGCGACCTGGCGCACGTCTCGCGCGCGTATGGCGTCGGCGCACTGGCCTACGGCGCCCCGGACAGCCCCACCTCCAAGCCGATCCCGCTGGACGAGCTGTGGAGGGTGGAAGACCTGTACGTGAACATCTTCGACCCGCTCAACCTCGCGGGCTCGGCCGTCACGAACCAGAACCCGAACGCGCCAGACTTCCAGAAGAGCTTCCAGGACATCACGGCCGCCGGCCAGCCCTACCACAAATCGAAGACCGTGCTCCTGTTCAACGGGACGCCGATCTACCTGTCCTACCAGTCTTCGAGCTTCAGCTTCTCGGGCCGCTCGGTGTTCCTGCGCGCGCTGTTCCCGCTGAAGTCCTTCATCCAGTCCATGATCGTGGACGACATGGTGTCGCTGAAGGCTGGCCTCCTGATTGCGAAGATGGAGCAGGGCGGATCCGTCATCAACCGCATGGCCGAGAAGATCAGCGCCTGGAAGCGGAACCTCCTGAACGAGGGTCGCACCTACAACACGCTGACCATCGGCGTCAGCGAGTCCATCGAGTCCATCGACCTGACGAACACGGCCGAGGCGATGACCACGGCGCGAGACAACATCATTTCGACCATCGCCGCCGCGACCGACGTGCCCGCGATCCTCCTGAAGGACGAGAGCTTTGCGAAGGGCTTGGCGAGCGGCGATCAGGACATGCTCGCCGTCGTCCAGTACATCGACGGCATCCGCGAGGAGCTGGAGCCGGCTCACGCCTTCTTCGACCGCCTGACGATGCATCGGGCCTGGAACCCGGAGTTCTTCACCGCGCTCCAGAACGACATCCCCGAGCTTCAGGGCATGTCCTACAACAAGTGGTTTTCCGACATGCGCGCGCTGTTCACGACGGAGTGGCCGTCGCTGATCCAGGAGCCGAAGTCGGAGGTGGTCAAGCGCAACGCCGAGAAGCTGAAGGCGATGGTCGAGGTGCTGAAGACGCTCCTCCCGTCGCTCGACCCGGTGAACCGCGCGAACGCCGTCGAGTGGTTCTCGCAAGCCATGGCCGACATGCCCGAATTCTTCACGAACACGCTGATCATCGACCTGGAGGCGCTGCAGAGCTACGAGCCGCCGCAGCCTGGCGCGCCGGCCGGCGACGAGC